ACCACTTTTTATATCGTAACTTGCCTTAATAAAAGCTGGAGCTGTAATTCCTGCATACTGATTAGCCATTTCTTTTGCGGCTTTTGTGATTTTTTGTATTCCTTTTTCATTGATTCCTAAACTTGCAATATCGCCCTGTGCTTTTGCAATCGCCTGATAAGTTGTAACCATATCTTTTAAAGGAGAAATTATCGCTCTTCCCACAGCTGCCGATACGGTAGAAACTTTTGCTAAGGATGTTCCGATTTTAAGAAGTCTATTGTTTACTTCTTCAGCAGCATTTTTTGCTTCATTCAGTTTATTTGTTAAAGATATTTTTTTATTATTTAATTTTTTTATTTCTTCATCGATTTTCTCAATTTCTTCTTTAAACTCTTTAGCTGAGATTTTTCCGGCTTTAAAGTCTCTTTCTAAAACAAGTTTGCGTTTATTTAAGTGTGTAAGTTTTTTTTCAATATCATTTAGATTATGTTCAAGTTCTGATAGTTTTATATTTTTAAATTTTCCGGAAAGTGCTGAAACGCTTTCACTCATTTTAGAAAGAGGCTTAGAAAACATATCAACAGCACTTAAAACAACCCCAAGCGTCATTAATTTTTCCAAGGCTTTCCTTTATGTTATAATGTAATTAAAAAAGGCTTTAAATGAGCTTAATGATAAAAACTCTTTTTGTATTTTTGTATCTGCTTTTTGCAATCATAATGGCTGGAGTTATCGGGATTGTTTTACACCTTCCCGATACTCCTTTTATGTATGTTCTTTTGCTGCTTTTTCTTCTGCTTCCATTATTTCAAGGGCTTTTGAGAAATAAACCTTAATTTTCTCAACCTTCATTTTCATAATATCCTGATAGCTGAAATTTAGCTTTGTGGTTAAAATTACCACAATATCTTCAAAAGGGAGCAGACTCACCCCCTTTACGCTAAAAAATCGCTAAGTGCATTTACAACGGCCATATAGTCTTTACCGGGCATTTTTCTAAAATCATCAGCGCTTAGTGGATGAGAAACAATTAGTTTCTCAGCAAGTTCCGTTAAAACCTTACCCATTGCTTTTTTATCTCCTCCGGCTGCAGCTATCTCTCCTACAAAATCTTCCATATCTTCACCAAGAGGCTCTCTAAATTTAAGTTCCGTAATTTCTTTTCCGTCAATTTTGATTGGTTTTGGTAGTTTTACTTTAATAGTTTCCATTCATTCCTCCTTACATTATCGCATTTCTTACATCTGCTAAAATATCTACTCCATTTACAATTGCTATTACATTTTCAAAATCAACAAAAACTAACTCTTCTCCATCAACTTCTTTTATATACTTCAAAACATTTATTTTAATAGTTTTCTTTTTTCTTTCTTTCATTTTTGTAGTGTTTTCAGAAATATCGATATTTCCTACTATAGTATGTATAACCTGTTTTACTTTTCCATCTTCCGTTACAGCTTCTTTTATAATAAAGGTAGCTTTATCACCTAATGCTACAGCTGAATAGACAACCGAATTAACAGTATCTATGTTTATTTCAGCTTCCATTGGCTCTAAAATTCTTATATCCTGTTTTGTCCCGTTAGGATTTTCCGCCTTTTGAGTTTTTATATCTGGTTCCTTGAAATCTTCAGTTTTTCCAAGCAATCCCAAGCCAGCCACCCAGACATTGTATCCAATACTTGCTGCAGGCATTCCCATAATTTTCTCCTTTATCCATTAATTATTTTGTAAACAATACTGCTATAAGTATCAACTCTGTCAAATTCAACGCTAATAAGTGTAGGCGTTGGATTTTCCTGTGCTTCTACTTTAAAGTAAAATTTTCCCTCAGTAATAGCTGTAGGTGTTGTCAATTCCTCATCTAAATATATTTTAGTTCCTATTAATACTTTTTTCCCAATCATATCAGCCATAAATTGTTTCAATGTATCTTTTGCTTGTTTTACAGCACTTACCCCGTCATCACTGTCAATAAACGGGAATATCGCATCAAGTACCGCCATAGTAAGTTTGTCAAAAATTCTTACCCTTCTTGCATCTTGTAAAAGTGCGTCCGGACTTGTTGTCTGATAATTCCAAACTCTTATGCCGTTATAGGCGATAAATGATGTTATTTGATTGTTTGTAAGTAAATCAGTTTCATCTGGTAAGCCCATGATGAACTGAGCCTTGTTCTTAGCTTGTTTTACCGGTAAAACTTTGTTACTCAGGCTGTAACTCCAACCAACTCCAGTCGTTGTATCACTTCCGTCAATCACACACCTTAAAACCGACATAACAAAATTAGCCGAATACTCATCTTCGCTGTCTATTAAAGTATTCCAATCAATTAAGTTTGTATAAACCGGGGTTAATCTCTCACTTCCGAACTTTTCTCTTTTACTTACTGCGTCGCTACCGTCTATCGCATCCAGGTCAATGAAACCTCTTGCTTTAAGAATATTGATTGTTGCAAGATACTGATTTGCAATGTCAAGGTCTGTCGTATAATCAGGCACGCTTATAATATCAGGTCTGATTGAATAATCTCCCGGAACGTTTTTAAGTTCCGCAATTGCGTTTATGATGTTTGTTTTTAGTGCGTCCGCATCGTCATCATACTTAGCAATACTGATAACCGTCGGTACAACCAAATCATACTTATTGTTTGCCCACACTAAATACTTAAACAAATTCCCCTTAATATCACCGCTTGCAATACCAGCTTTAACATCATCTATTGTTCTACCGTTTAAAAACCCGTTTAGTGCTTTTGAAAAGCTGTCAAAATAGAATGTTTTATTTTCATCTACTTCATTACTCACAAGCACAACTGCTATTGGTTCTGTTGCACTTACCCTTACAGGTCTTGCTCCTATTGCTTTCCAGCTACTTACTACTCCTCTTGTTACAGGCATTTCCTCTCCTTAAAAGTTTTTATTCTTCAAAAGCAGGATATTCTGCTTCAATCTTGTCTAAATCAATATCTTTGTAATTATCAATCGTTACACTTTCTTCTAATTCATACATTTTTACATATACTTCTTCTATCCATTTTTGTAATGCTACTGCTTCATCGTGCCAAGCACTATCAGGATTTGCGGCATATAACGCAACTTCACCTTCATTGTCATAATCAAGTGTATCTAATTGTTTTCTCACAAATTCAGTTGCTCTTTTTTCTATTTGTTTTTTTACTTCTTCTGCTTCGAGTTCTTTTACAATCCCTTCCACATTTAAATCATCAGGTATGTTTGCACTTATTCCTTGAACTTTTCCATTTACAATTCTAACGCTATATCCCAATTTTTTATATGCTCTAATTAATAGTAAATTATTCATTTGAATACTCCTTAACAAAAGCTCTACATACAGTTTCTCCAACAAAGTTTTGTCCAAATTCTAATACACTGTCTCCATCAGTTTCTGATACAGTTTCAAAAACTATTTTAATCTCATCTCCTGCTGATGCTTCGATAGTTTCAAACCAAGTAATTGTTCCGGTTCCCATTTCATCTCCGGTGCTACCAGCATCTAACAAATATTGAATCTTTGTAGTTGCGTATTCTTCTCCATTCTTAATTATTTTCGCTCTTACAAAAAACCTATGTTGGTCCGTTCCATCTATTTCCACATTTGGGATAAAACCAATTTCAAGTCTTGGATTTTCACTTAGCACAGTAAAAATTAAATTTAATTCATCTGCAATTTCTACCCATGTAGAATCAACATCAATAGAAACATCAACATCATTACTCATAATAAATTGTTTTAATTTATATACCTCCTCCAAACTTTTCCCGCCAAGCTTCAAAGCATTTCCAACACTAAGTTCGCTTCCATCGTTTTTAACTAAAATTCCATTTTCGTCAAACTTAAACCCTAAACTTTCAATTTGTGCTTGAAGTTCAGTAGCTTTATCTTGAAGTTCTAAAATTTTATTTTGAGTTTCTTCATCAAGTTTTTCAAAAGCTCCGTTATATTTAGCCAAAAGCTCAGCCGCTTGTGCGTTTAAATTTGCAATTTCAGTTGCTAAATCAGCCATCAATTACTCCTTTTTCAATTAATATGTTTTCAAGCTGTGTAATTCTTGTAGTTAAGGCAGTTACAATAGGCAAATAAAGTTCATCAAATTCAACCTTTGTAATATAGTCGTTTGCTTTAAATACAATCTCTCCAGCTTCTCCGCTAACTGCAAACTTAATAGTCTGCACTCCTCCAACTCCCGTTACAAACGTAATCTCAGGAGTTTCTCCTTCACTTATTACTACTTCATCACTATTAACAACCCTTAAATATTTCATAGGAATTGTAAGGTTTTCATCAACAGGAACTTCAAAAAGTGCGGTTAATACTCCGTTTTCATCGTAATAAATAGAGAAAAATTCGTATCTTTTAATCTCTTGTTTGTTACTATCAAGCAAAACCGCATATTTTAAGTTTTCCTGTATGTTTTCTTTAAGTAAATTTAACCCGTCATCAGTGGGCAACATCATCAAACCCGCCATATTACTGCTCCTTGTATTGTGTTATTGGTTATAGGTTCTAAATTTAAACTCAAGGTGGAACTAATTGATACATTGCTGATTGCTCCTTGTATAAAAGATAAATTTTCGATAGGTTTTAAATCTTTTTGTAAATCTTTATTGATTTTTGACTTAAAAGTAAATCCGACATAAGTTTTTACTTCTTCCTCTAAAGAAAGTTCAAACTCAAATCCATCCAAAACGCTTCTAACATTCTTATTTTCATCAATTACGTTTTTAATTCTTTTAAAGTTTGCATTGTTAAAGCTAAATTCCGTATTTGTAGGAGACAATACCGCTTTAAAATAGTAAGGCTCTCCGTCATACTCATACCATTCTTTAACTTCTGCATCAGTGTAAGGTTTAAGTGAGCTTTTAAAACTTTTTGCAGTTCCTTTGTAATTTAGTGCGTTTATTGCTTCATTAATTGCTATTCTTGCATTCTCTTCACTTAGCCCGTCAATGTTTACTCCAACTTCAAGAGCCAAATAAGGTAAATACTTTTTCGGGCAAGTTAGAGGGTTAGTATCAAAATACTTCTCATCAAGTATTTTTCTCCTATCTTCGCTACTCATTTCAAAATAAGCTTGAAATTTCACATCTATATAGTTAGGAAACACTGCTAACTCCCAAGTTAAAACTAAATTTCAAAACTTCGTTAAATTCCGTTTTAACAGCGCTTAAAGGACTTTTCAAATCCACATCAATGATGTTTTCATCCGTAAGCAAGTCATAAATCTTCGGAACAGATAAAAACACATTAAACTTCTCTTCAAAATCAGCAAATCTTGCTTTTATTGCCTCTAAATCAACAAGGCTTATATCTTTTGCGATTAAAACTGCATCAATTAAAACTTCTTTTACTATTGCTTTTTCAACTTCAACTTTATCAGTCAATGGTCTAATCTCATCAGCATTTAGATAATTTTTTACAATATCCGTAATATCTTCATCTGCGTGGTAGCAAACTTTAACTACTCCAGCTCCGCCGTTTGCTACGTTTACTTCTTTAACTCTCACATCAGCAGACTTTGTGTAAAATTCATACATCAGTCTGCTTCCGGCAGTCGTTCTTCTCTCACGGCTTAGCCAGATTCTCTCACGATACCTTTCATCATCCTCAGGATTAGCTCCACCGGCAAAAGGTGTAAGCTGTTTAGCAGTTACAACCCAGGCAATCGGAGTTAAAATCATCTCAGTCTTAACATCAGAGCTTTCAACTTCTTGATTTAGTTCAATTACTCCAACAGCAGATAATTCCCCGGCTTTTATTACAATATCCTGAGTTAAATAGCTTATATCTTTTCCGTTTCCAAGCATAAGTCTTGCAGGTAAAACCACATCATAATCTTGTGCTTGAGATAAAGTAAATTCAACTTGAGCCTTTGGCTTAATTCCAGCTAACCTTTCAACTCCAAAGCGTGTTACTCCAATATGGTCAAGGTTACTTCCAGTTGCAAAAACTAAAAACTGCTGTTTTATTCTTTCATTAGTTCTTGCAACTAAAAGCATCTCTTCATAAGCATCCATTTCAATTAAGGTCATCAAATCATCAGCTTCGCTTGGAATATATTCAATTCCTTTGCTTGCAAGTATCTCTTTTACTCTGTTTAGCTTTCTCTCAACAATTGTTTCATAATCCAAAACTTCCAAAATTGTAGGCGGCTGTAAATTAGATAAATTCAACTTCTACCTCCAATTCTCCATTTTCATCTTCGCAAAGTATGTTTATTGTGTTTTTATCCGGGTCAACCTTTTTAACTTTTACATTTTCCAGATTTTTCTCAATCGCTTCATACGTATAGCTTATTGCATCAAGCATAAATTCATTGTCAAAATTTCTATCAACAAGCGTATAAAGCAGACTCCCAAATTCAGGTCTCATAACTCTGCTTCCAAGAGGCGTTGTCAAAACTCTTTTAATTGCTTCTTCCGTTTCAATTTTTTTAAGCATTATCTCGCCTCCGCAGTCGCACCATCGGTTGTGCTATGAGTGTGGTTTGTTAAATCGCCTTTGCTGTCGTATATAGTTCCACTTACTCTTAAATCACCTGTAATCTCAGCGGTTCCACTGCCTCCGCTTCCGTTCATTGCCAAATTACCATTTACGGCAAGATTACCGTTTATTACTACATCTCCGTTGTTTGTAGTATCGCTTGTTATTGTCGTAGTGTTTGCTTTTACATTTACACTCTCAGCTGTTACATTAGCACTTTCACAATTTACATTTACACTTGCCGGTGCCGTAATATTTATGTTCTTCCCGTCACTTTCCATTTTTACTCCCCCAGCAAACTCGATTATTGCTTTATCAGGAGAGCTTCCAACTGGTTCATTGCAGCCTTTATTAAAAATAGAAGGCACAATAAACCCTGAGTTTGCATTCCCGTAAGGACTCACAACCATTACCTGTTCCCCAATCCTTACAGGAATGAAAACTTTTAAAAAACTGTTTCCTATCATCTTAACAGGCAAAAAGTCTGTTACACGCCCTAACACATTTACCCTTGCAAGGGCTTTTGAAGAATCAGTCTCAACAACGATTCCCACCTGGATAAGATTGTTGATTCTTCTTTCGAGTTCTTTATTCATGCGTTTTATTCCTTGTTGCAAGATGTTTTT